TGGCAAAAGAAGACAATTTAACATCATGGAAGAAAGGCGAATCAGGAAACGTTAATGGTAGACCTAAAGGCAGTTTAAACAGAAGCACAGTAGCTAAGAGATGGCTTACAACTGATCAAGAATATAAGAATCCTTTAACGCAAGGTTTAGAGAATTTAAGTCAAGAAGATATAATGACTTTAGCTTTAATAAACAAAGCAAGAAAAGGAAACGTATCTGCTTACAAAGCATTAATGGATAGTGGTTACGGAAGTCCTAAAGATTCATTAGATATAAACACAGCAGAAAATATTAACATAGATTTTAAAGAGATAATTGAAACACTTAAAAATAAAGAATAAATTTCTGCCATTTAATACAGATTCAAGATACTTTATCTACACAGGTGGGCGAGGTTCAGGCAAGAGTTATGCTGTAGCTGGTGCTTTAGTATACCTAAGCTTAACATTTAATCAAACAATCTTATTTACTCGTTACACATTGCGATCTGCTGCAATCTCTATTATTCCTGAGTTTAAAGAAAAGCTTGAAGAAATGGAGATCATGCATTTATTTAAGATTACTAAAGATGAAATAATAAACATTGCTAATGGTTCGAAGATATTGTTTAGAGGTTTAAAAACAAGCTCAGGAGATCAAACAGCAAATCTAAAATCTCTGACTGGAATTACATGCTGGGTAATGGATGAAGCTGAAGAACTTACAGACGAATCTATTTTTGATAAGATAGACTTTTCAGTAAGGCAGAAAGGCGTTGACAATAGAATTATATTAATATTAAATCCTACCACTAAAGAGCATTGGATATACGAACGATTTTTCGAATCTAAAGGAATACAAGCTGGAAGCAGTATAACGAAAGGAGACATTACTTATATGCATTCTACGTATAAAGATAACATAGAACATTTATCAAAAAGTTATTTAGCGCAAATACAATTAATGAAAGTCAATCGACCTAAGAAATATAAACACCAAATTCTTGGCGGTTGGTTAGACAAAGCAGAGGGTGTCATCTTTAGCAACTGGAAATTAGGAGAGTTTAAAGAAGTAGGTAAAATAGTATTCGGTCAAGATTTTGGTTACTCAAACGATCCATCTACCTTATTAAAAACTAGCATAGATAAAAATAATAAGATTATATATATTCAAGAATGTTTTTATAAAACGCAGTTAAGTACTTCAGAAATATCTGTATTAAATCAAAAGTTTGCAGGAGATAATCTAATTGTCGCTGATAGTGCTGAGCCACGTTTAATAAATGCTTTGTCAAAAGACTGTAATATAGTTCCAGCAATCAAAGGACAGGGCTCTATTACGTTTGGCATAAGCATGCTACAAGACTTTGGCTTAGTAATTGATCCTCAAAGTTTAAACCTTGTAAAAGAACTAAACAATTATTCATGGCTTGAAAAGAAATCTAAAACACCAATTGATAAATTTAATCATTTAATCGATGGGTTGCGCTATAGTATTTCTTACCAATTACAGAACCCAAATCAAGGGGAATATTATATATACTAACTTAAGAAATAACAAAAAAAAAGCTGAAAATTACTCCTAAGAGAAACCAACAGCTTTGATTTGTAAAATTCGACTCTTACAATTCAAAGGTACTAAATTTCTTATGAAAAAACTACTATTATTACTGCTATTAATCAGTTCATGTTCAACTTATAAAACAGAATATACATTTGTTAAAGTGCTTGGCATTACACCAACAGGAGATACAATTCTAATTGATGTTAACTCCTTAAGACCTAGAGTCTATAATAACTATTACAGGCATTATGATAATAATTACTCAAGACCTTACTATTATAACCCTCCTGTTATTATAAGACCAAACACAAATAGCAATAGACCAGTTGTAATGCCAGCTACTTCAAACCCTCCCTTAACTAAGCCTTTAATAAAAGATAATTAAAAGATTTCTTGTATATATCGTATATATATTGTATATTGTAATATTATTAAAAAGTAATATTATGAAAAAAAGCACAGAAGAATTAATACAAAAATTATTACTGCTATCTGACAATGAAAGAAAGAACGTCATGTCTTGTTTAATATACAAAGCTGTTGAACATTTAGATGAAGCAGAAGCAGAAAGAAGATATGAAGAAGTAATAAAAACATTAGCAATAAACCTTTAAACTAAAAAATATGAATATGTCTAAAATATTAGAATTTTACAATAACACTACACCAGAAGAAAAATGTCAATTATTAAACATGATGGCTAGAGACATCATTATTCCTTATGAAGAAGAAGATGGCATTAATGATTATGAATTATGTGATGAAAACCCTGTTTCTATGAACGGTACAGCATTTCAATTAAACACAAAAGAATTTACTAAATACTGCAACTCATGAGAAAAATAATCGATATTAAAGACGAGTTAATAGTTCCTTTAAAGATTCTGGCTGTAAAGCAAAACAAACCTTTAAAAAACTACATTGAAGATGTCTTAGCTGATAAAGTAAAGAAAGCTAAATAGTGTAAACAATACCCGTTTAGACACCAACAAACCCCTGTTAAGCTCACATGGGGGTTTTTTATGCCTAATAATTAAATAAACTAGGACGCTTTTAAATTCTCCCGTACATATAAGTATGGGCGTTAGTAATGACTTTAAGATTCTATCTAATTTGTATGATAGAAAGTATTTAGAAGAAGATGAGAACCTAGTTCTTGCTGAGGGCTTTGACGATGCTATAATTGGTATTACTACTTTATATCCTAAAAAAATAATCTATAACTATTGGGAATGTATTAATCTATTATTAAGAATAGGAGACGGAGAAAACCAGTTAGATTTTGATGACTCTTTAATTTATTTAGATGAGTACATAAAAGAAATTAGCACAGGAGTAGAAGATTTTGCTCCAATATTCATAAAGACTATATGAATTTATTAAAGATAGTCTGTAAGTATCACAAAGAATGGATTGAAATTGTTGAACGCTTAGGCGGTGGCTTATACTCAGAAGACATAGTACAAGAGGCTTATCTTAAAATAGATAAATATAACTATGGCAGTAAAATAGTTAACAAAGATAAAGTCAGCAAAGGCTATATGTATTTTGTCCTTAGATCAATATTCATAAACTATATTAAACAAGTAAATAAAGTTCGTAAAGTAAACATCGACATGCTGTATAATATAAGTGGAAAAACTTGGTTTTTAGATGAAAGTAATAATAATCATAATACAAGAAATCTTATAAACAAGACTAAAGAAATACAACAGGATGTAGTTTCTGAAGATATAATTAGAGAACGAGCCTATGGCAGAATCTGTGATAAAATAGATAAAGAACTAGAGTCTTGGCATTGGTATGATAAAAAGATATTTGAAGTATATAGAGATACGCCATTAACAATACGAGGCATGGCAAAAGAAACTAAAATCAGCACTGTCAATATCTTTCATACTTTAAAAAAAGGCAAGATTATTATTAATAAAAAGTTTGCTGAAGATTATGAAGATTTTAAAAATGAAGATTACGATTTAATATAGTGCATAGATAAAAGCTTTATTGAGGGCTATTATCGATTTAAAAAGGGCTGTGTTTAACAATACAGCTCTTTTTGTGTTTATACTAAAACACTTATGAAAATAGAGGTATCTGTTCCAAGCTCACTAAATGAAGTCAAATTAAAAGACTATCAAGAGCTGCTGCTTAAAAAAAACCCTGACAATGATGACTTGCTTAAATGCATTCTTAATATTAACACTAAAGAACTTGGGAAAATAAAAGACAAAGATGTAACTCATTTACTTAAAATCATTACTGATCTATTTGAACAAACACAAAAGTTTATGCCTACGTTTAAAATGAATGGAGTTTTATACGGGTTTATTCCAAAGTTAGACGATATAACCTATGGAGAAAATAAAGACGTTACAAGCTATATAAACGATTGGGGAAATATGCATAAAGCTATGGCAGTATTATTTAGACCAATTAAACAAAAGCAAGGCTCTAAGTATTTAATAGAAGAATATAAAGGAAGTCACAAATATAGTGAGGCAATGAAAAACATGCCACTTGATGTAGTGCTAGGAGCTATGGTTTTTTTTTGGAATTTAACAACCGCATTGCTGAACTTTATACCGAATTATTTGGAGAAAGAAATCAAGAAGGAACAGATGAAAGAAGTGGTTTCTCCAGAAAATGGGGAAGCTATTCAGAACTCTATGCTATTGCTCAAGGAGACCTTACAAGATTTGAAGAAGTTACAAAGCTACCCCTTCATCAATGCCTAATGTATTTAGCTTTTGAAAAGGAAAAAACAGAGTTAGAAAACAGAATGATTAAAAACAAATTTAAATAATATGCAAGGATTTTATAACCTCTCTAACAAAATAAGAGAAACATTACAATTAGATGCTTTTGTAAATACGGTTACATTTGGAGATATTTTTGAAATCGACCTAAATAAAAGCACCATTTTTCCACTTAGTCACGTAATGATTTCAGGAGCAACTATGCAAAGCAATGTTTGGAATTTTTCAGTATCTGTATTATGTATGGATATAGTAGATGAGAGTAAAGAGTTTCCAGAAGGAATACCAGCAGAATTTAGAGGCACTAGCAATGAGCAAGATGTGTTAAATACCCAAATGGCAGTAGCCAATAGATTACTAGAGTTATTACTAAGAGGAGATTTATATGTTGAGAAATACCAACTAGATGGAAATCCACAATTAGAATTTTTCGTAGATAGATTTGAAAATAAATTAGCTGGAGTGACTGCAACTTTTAACGTCTTAGTTCCTAATGATATGACTATATGTTAAGAGAATTATCGGAAGAATTTAGAAAGTTTGGAAAATATGTAGTACAACAGTCTAGGTCTAACCTTACAAAGAACAAAGACAATGTAAGCAAACAGCTTTACAATAGTATTAAATATGAATTAACTGAAAAAGATAACACTTACAGTCTTGCTTTTATTATGCAAGAATATGGAATGTTTCTTGACAAAGGAGTTAGGGGTGCTGATCCAAGTTTAGTTAAAAACGGAAAACAAAAAGGAGCTAGTAGCCCATTTAGTTATAAAAGCAAAATGCCACCAATGAATGATATTAGATCATGGGCAAAAGCTAGAAACATAAGATTAAGAGATAAAGAAGGTAAATATAAAAAAGGAAACTATACAACTATAGGGTTTATTTTACAAAAGAGAATATTCGCACAAGGAATAAAACCAACAATGTTTTTTACTAAGCCTTTTGAAAAAGCAATTAAGATATATACCCCACTACTACAAACTGCATTA